TGGTCATCCTAAGGCTCGAATATTTTCTAGGCATAAGTTAACCAAGTAGTTAACCGTTAACTAATATGTAAGCGTATGGTTAACTTTTTATATGGAATTAGTTTCGGCGGCGCAATTTAGCAGAGATATAAAAGTGACAAAGGCAGCGGTGAGCAAGGCTTTAAAGAGTGGTCGGCTAGATGAGGCAAAAGTTAACCGTGATGGGAAAGTCTTTCTAATAAAGGCTAAAGCTTTTGAGATATGGGAACAGACGTCAGACCCCTCACATCCAAGAGCAAGAAAGAAAGAGATAGTTCCCAGAGATAGTGAAGACCTGCCAAGCTTTAACGAATCAAGAGCAAAGCGTGAGGCGATGATGGCAAGGCTAGCGGAAATAGATGTTGAGGAAAGAGAGAAATTATTAGTTCCTAGTGAAGACGTAAAAAACGCATGGGTTCAATTAGTGACTATTGCAAAAACAAAGGTGCTAGGAATACCGACAAAAGCGAAACAGCGTATTCCTGATCTTGATAAAAGTGCGATTGGTCTATTAGATGAAATCGTAAGAGAAACTCTTGAAGATTTAGCTGTTTCAGATGTAGAGGCAGCATGAATAACGCAGCCGACATTTTAAAAGATGCTTTTTTAGCATTTAGACCCCCTGAGAAATTAACGCTTAGTCAATGGGCTCAAAAGTTCGCAAGATTATCACTTGAATCAAGCTCAGAGGGTGGGCGTTGGAAAAGTATCCCTTATCAAGTCGGGATGATGGACGCAATGACTGACCCAGATATTGAACAGGTGACGGTTATGAAGAGTGCAAGGGTTGGATATACAAAGATGCTTAATCATTTGATCGGCTACCACGTGCATCAAGATCCCTGCAATATTATGATTGTTCAACCAACTTTGGATGATTGTAATGGTTACTCAAAGGAAGAAATCGCTGTAATGATAAGGGATACGCCGTGTTTAAGGGGTTTAATTAGTGAAGCAAAAGCAAAGGATGGGACGAATACATTATTAAGTAAACAATTTCCTGGCGGAACTTTAGGATTAGTCGGCGCAAATTCACCCAGAGGGTTTAGAAGGGTTTCCAGAAGAGTGGTCTTATTTGATGAGGTAGACGGTTATCCAAGTAGCGCGGGTTCTGAAGGTGATCCGATTAAATTAGGAATTAAGAGAACAGACTTTTATTGGAATAGGAAAATTGTTGCAGGTAGTACGCCAACAGATAAGGATTTTTCAGCAGTTGAGAAACTCTGGGAAAAGTCAGATAAAAGGTTTTATTTTTGCCCATGTCCAGACTGCGGTCACATGCAATATTTGAAATTTGAAAATTTCCGTTGGACTGATGACGATCCTTCGACTACTAGATACGTCTGCGAAGAGTGCGGGGTTTTAATTCCACACGAAAAGAAAAGGTGGATGGTTGAGCGTGGTGAATGGAGGAAGACAGAAGAAGGGAACGGAAAACACGCAGGGTTTCATATTTGGGCGGCTTATAGCTATTCGCCTAATGCTTCTTGGCCTCAACTGATTGAAGAGTGGCTTTCTTGCCAGGGAAATATTGAACAAATCAAGACTTATCGCAACACTGTTGAGGGTGAATTATGGACTGATGAATTTGAAAGAAAAGTTGGTGCTAGTCAATTAAAAGAAAGAGCCGCTAAAGAGACATATCAGAAAGGGGTTCCACCTAGAGAAGTTTTAGTCTTGGTTGCTGGAATTGATACCCAGGATGATCGTTTGTCTATGTCGATCTGGGGAGCTGGAGCACCTAAAGAATCAGATAGTTACGACAGACCTGAACAGCTTTACTTAATTGATCGAATTGTTCTTTATGGAAATATAGGCAGGGCTGATGTATGGCAACAATTAGATGATGTTTTAGCTACTCCTTATAAGAACGAAGACGGGGTTGAATTAAAGATACAAGCGGCGGCGATTGACTCAGGTGGACATTACACGGAAGAGGTTTATCGATGGGCTAAGGATCGGGCCGCCCTGGGTGTTATGCCTATAAAAGGGGTTGACCGATTGAAAGGCGATATAATGCTAGGCAAGCCAAATAAGGTTGAATATGGAGCAAGAGGAAAACTATTAAAGAACAGTGTTAAGTTGTTCAGTATTGGCGTTAATAAGGTAAAATCTTATTTATATAGAAGATTGAGAGATGCCGAGCCTGGTGATGGCTACTTGCATTTCTATCCAACAATCACTGAAGAATACTTTGAAGAGTTAACAGCAGAAAAAGAAGTTAGGAAATATAAAGCAGGTAAAGTTTACGAAAGAGTATGGCGATTAAAATCAGGCGCACGTAATGAGGCATGGGACGAGCTCATATATGCCTATTCATGCGTCCTTAGGCTCTATCAGACCCATAATCGAAGAACAATGTGGACTAATCTTGCTAATAAACTCTTAAATCCCGCTAATTCAAATGGCAAAAACACGCTAAAATCAAAGAATACTATGCCTAAGCAGTCGTATGTTAATCAGTGGTAAAAGCTAATGTCTATTCCAAGTTTGTTTAGGGCAGGGGATACAATTCGTTGGAGAGATCCAGCGGGCGTTAATTGGCTAAATGAATCAGTTACCAATACTGATTACACCTGTACCTATTACCTAAGGTTTAACGCAAGCGGCGAAGCAAAAGCAATTGTCGGAACTGCTTACGGTACAGGGTGGGAATTTGTAATTACACAGGCTTCGACTAGCACTATGGATGCTGGAACTTGGTATTACCAAGCAAGGGCCGTTAAGTCAGGGGATGAAATAACGCTTTATGAAGGACAAATAGAAGTCAAAGCACAACTTACATATACCGGAACGCCTGGAGCTTATGACGGAAGGTCAACGGCTCAAGTTGACTTGGAATCAGTACAGTCTGCAATTAGAACAATCGTTAGTGATAAAGCAAAGGCTTATTCAATAGGTGGGCGTTCTTTTACTCGATTAGATCTTTCTGAATTAAGGGAAAGAGAAAGCCAATTAAAAGCAGAAGTTGTAAGGGAGAGAAAGGCAAACATGATTGCTAATGGTTTAGGCAATCCTCATTCACTTTTTGTACGTTTTTAAATCATGGGCCTTATAAATGCTTGGAAGGGATTTTGGACATCAGAGCCAGAGAATCCCACGATATTGCCAGCCCCTAAGCGGCGCACGTATCAGGGCGCAACTGTTAGCCGTTTAACTAGCGGGTGGATTGCCGACGGAACCTCTGCTGATGCTGAGATTAAAGGCTCGATAAAAAGATTGCGTCAAAGGGCGCGGCAATTAGTTCGGGATAATTCTTATGCGAGGCAAGCAGTAAGAAGTATTACTTCAAATGTTATTGGGCCCACTGGAATAAAATTGCAATCTCAGGTAAGGATGCAAAGAGGCAAAAAATTAGATCCAAAAATAAATGAAGCGATAGAAACAGCGTGGAAAGAATGGGGCCGTTATGATTCATGCCATACGGCGGGGCGTCTTTGTTTTGTTGATATAGAAAGGCTGATTGTTCAAAGCTTGGTTGAATCTGGGGAGGTTTTTATTCGTATTGTTCGTAAACCTTTTGGTCGTTCATCAGTTCCTTTAGCTTTAGAAATTCTAGAAAGCGATCAATTAGATGATGACTACACAGGGCCAAGCAAGGGAAAAAATACATGGAGGATGGGGGTTTTGTGCTCGGAGTGGATGCGGCCTCTTGAGTACGCCTTTTTGACAAAACATCCGGGTGACACACCTTTTCCTGCTCAGGCAGGGTTAGACCGCCACATGTTCATTCCGGCGAAAGATATTATTCATATAATGTTGTGCGAAAGACCCCAGCAAACAAGGGGCGTTAGTTGGCTTGCTTCTGCAATACAACCATTGCATCACTTGGCGGGATTTCAAGAAGCTTCTGTAATCAGGGCAAGGGCAGCAAGTTCTTTAATGGGATTTATAACTTCTCCTGAAGGGGAATTGGACCCAGGTGGTGAGGTTTATGACGGTGAAAGGGTAACAGAATTTTCTCCTGGTATGTTTCATTACTTGGATCAAGGGCAACAAGTCCAAATTCCAGATATGGATTCACCTAATGGGGAGTTTCCTGATTTTTTACGTGCAATGTTGCGAAGTGTTGCCGCTGGGTGCGGGGTATCGTTTGAATCAGTTTCCAGGGACTTCAGTCAAACCAACTACAGCTCTTCGAGGCTCAGTCTTTTAGAAGATCGCAGTCAATACAGGATGATTCAACATTACTTGATCGAGAACTTCCACAGTAGAGTTTTCAACGAGTGGTTAGATATGGCTACCTTAAGCCAGGCTTTAGTTTTGCCCTCTTATGACTCAGAACCGGAGAGATATAAAAAGCCTCGTTGGATGCCTCGCGGCTGGGGATGGATTGACCCTCAAAAAGAGGTTGCTAGTGCTAAAGAAGCGGTAAAAGCAGGGTTTAAAACTCAGAGCCAAATCATCGCAGAATTAGGCGGAGATATAGAAGAACTTCTTCCAGCTAGAAAAAATGAGGTTGAATCAGCGCAACAACTTGGGTTAGTTTTCGATACCGATATGTCGGCGTATGGTGGATCTACTAATATAGATGGAAATGTTAACAATCAAACCGATGACGAAAAAGAAGCGTGATCTAGAGGCACAGATTCAACACCGTTCTGAATCGGTTGAATTTAAAATTGATAAAGACGATAGGACTATTGAATTTCCTTTTAGTAGTGAAAAGCCTGTTAACCGTGGTTACTTAGGAAATGAGATTCTTGATCATCGTGAAGGTGCAATTGATTTCTCTCGTTTAAATGATTCAGCGCCTTTGCTATTTAACCATGATCCAAACAAGCCTATTGGTGTAGTTGAAAAGGCATGGACAAAAGATAAAAGAGGTTATGCCCGTGTTCGTTTTAGTGATAATCCGTTTCCTTCAGAAATATACAATGATGTGAAAAATGGAATTTTAAGAGGTGTTTCTGTTGGCTATACAGTTAACAAGACAGAAGAATCGGGAGAAGACAAAGATACATATATTGTTCGTTCGTGGGCCCCGGCGGAAATTAGTATTGCTGTAATCGCTGCCGATCCTGATGTAGGAGTTGGAAGATCTAAGGAATTAAAAGAAGAGAATAATAAGGCCGCTATGCCTACAGAGCAGGATTCAGTTAATATGCAAGCACAGCGTAAAAACGCCGTTGCGTCTTCTGACGCACCACTGTCCAAAACCCCTCAATCTGAACCTGAGATGACTAGCACCCCTGATTTAGAAGTGGTGCGTTCTGAAGCCACTAAAAAGGCGGCTTCTGAAGAGCGTAACCGTATCAAAGAAATTTCTGCATTATGTAGAAAGCACGACTTGGGAGAAGAAACCCTTGAGTCACTTTTGGATAATCCAAAGGCAGATATCAACTATGCCCGTGGAGTTGTATTAGACAGAATAGAAGCAACCCCAGCCAAAACGGTTTCACCTGTTGACCTAAGCAAAGAGAAGAACGTTGACTACAGCATTTCCGCTGGTATTCGCGGCGCTCTTACTGGCGATTGGTCTTCTAGAGAAGCCGGTTTTGTTAGAGAGCTAAGCCAAGAAGTAGAGCGTTCTGGTGTTAAGAGAACATCTGAAAAGAGTTTCCTTATTCCTTACGCAGCTCTACAAAAAAGAGCGACTTACGTCACAAGTGGCGCGACAACTGGAGGGAATTTAGTTGAGGCTGAATTGAAGCCTGAAGATTTCATAGAAAGTTTGAAAAATAACACTCTGATGATTTCTATGGGCGTGGGAACACTCCCTGGATTAGTCGGTGATGTTGCGATTCCTAGGCGTTCTGGAAATGCTACAGGTTATTGGCTTGCAAATCAGACAACCGCAATTACTCAGTCTGAATCAACCTTCGATCAGATCAGCCTAAGTCCTAAGAACTACGGTGTCCTTTCTAAGTATTCTAGGCAGACTCTTTTACAGGCAACTCCTGGCATAGAAGAGTTAGTTCGCAGAGATTTGGTTAGCACTGTGAATATCGGTGTAGACCTTGCAATTCTTAATGGCTCCGGTTCTTCTGGCCAGCCAACAGGAATTATGCAAACTTCTGGGATTGGCAGTGTAGCCGGTGGCACTAACGGTGCTGCAATCACACTGGAAAACCTCATCAAGTTAGAAGAGGAAGTTCTAGTTGATAACGCTGGTGGCAATAACATGGGTTATATAACCAATGCCAAAGTCTTAAGCGCACTTAAGCAATTAAGAGCTGGTGGGTCTACGGCTGGTAATGGTTCATTCCTTTGGAATACAGACCTTTCCGGTATTGGTCGCGGTGCTACTCCTGGTGTTGTTAACGGTTATGCAGTTGGTGTTACTAATCAAGTTCCTTCAAACCTAACTAAGGGGTCAACAAGTGGTGAATGTTCTGCTGTTGTCTTTGGTGACTACTCACAAGCTTTAGTTGGCTTCTGGGGTAATGGAATGGAATTAGCTGTATCTGATTCAGACGGTTCTGATTTCACTAAGGCTCTAACTTCAGTAAGAGCTATTACAACTCTCGACGTTGCTGTTAGACAGGCTTCCGCCTTCGCTGCAATTCTTGACGTTACAACTTAAGGATCTGGAGGGGTCGGCAACGGCCCCTTTCTTTTTATGAAAGTATTTTTAACACGCAATACCGCCGTCAAGGGTCAGCACTTAGGGGCGGGTGAAGTGCATGAAGTAACCGATGCTGATGGGACTTTTTTAATTAGGCAGGGTAAAGCTACTGAGGCTATAGAGGCTCCGGCTTGTCCACCTATAAAACCAAAAGTTAAAAAACTAAGAGTTGTGGAAGACAATGGCGCTTAGTGACGATCTTGACGGATTCTTCTCTGATTTCGCTGTTGATGTATCTAGCGGCGGAACAAGTGGGAAAGGTATTTTAGATGAACCAACAGAAGTGGTTGCTGGTGATCAAGTTATTTTCGTAGACAGAAATGTATTAGTAAAAAATTCTGATTTTGGAACTCTTGTTGGTGGCGATGCAATAACTGTAGACGGGGTGAATTATAAAGTTCGCACAAATTCAAAAGAATTAGACGGCCTTACTTGTCAAATCTCATTGGAGAAAGTTTAAATGGCCTCAAAAAGGGAAGACATATTAGACGCAATTAAAACAGCATTAGCGGGAACTGTTGGAGTCTCTACGAGGATTTATAGATCAAGAACTATTCCACTCGCGCAAAGAAGCCAGCTACCTAGTTTGATTATTGAATGGAGCAATGACACTCCAGAGCAAAACACTGCCTTGCCTACTTTGGACTGGGCTTTATCTGTCAGCGTTACGATTCTCAGTTCAGGTGACGTTCCCGATTCTCAGGCAGACGCTACCTTAGTCAGTATGCATAGCAAAATAATGGCAGATTTAACTTTAGGCGGAGAAGCAATAGATATTCAACCAAGCTCAGTTTCTTTTGAAGCGATTGATGGAGACAGCCCCATTGGAGTCACTAGCTGTGAATATATCGTTTTATATAGAACTGAAGTTGATGATTTGACTCAGTAATACGGCAACATAACAAAGAAGGTTTAATATGTAGTCATATGTTTTAAATCCTTTGGACTGTGGCTTTACTATCAAGATCTAGGTTAATTCAAACAAAGATCGAATCAAGTTCAGGTTCCGATAGCTCCCCAGCCGGAACAGATGCACTCTTAGTAAGAAGTTTAGACGTTACGCCTCTGGAATCGGAAACAGTTTCAAGGGATTTGATTAGGTCTTATATGGGGAATAGCGACCAGCTCTTAAGTAATGTCAGAGTTGCGTTGAATTTTGAAGTTGAGGTTGCGGGATCTGGAGCCGCCGCGACCCCTTCAAGAATGGATAGTTTGTTGCGTGCTTGCGGCCTTTCTTCGACTACTACAGGATCAGCAATTACAGGATCATCACAGGCAGGATCAGCAGGTTCTATAACTCTTGCTTCAGGTGCTAGCGCGACAGATGATTATTACGTTGGCATGACAATCACCATAACTAGCGGAACAGGTAACGGTCATAAAGGCTTGATAGTTGATTACAATGGAACGTCAAAAGTAGCGACAGTAAAACCCGGCGGAACAGCAACATTCGTACCCGGATCAAGCTCAGGTTATTCAATTAGCGCAAACGTAAAATATTTACCAATATCAACAGGGTTTGAATCTACAACGATTTATTTCAATAACTCAGGCGTTTTACATAAGGCGGTGGGCTGTAGAGGAAGCGTGAACCTTTCATGGGGATTAGGTGAAATTCCTACATTCTCTTTCTCCATGACGGGGCAATATGTAGCGCCAACAGATACGGCTTTACCTTCTACAACGTATTCAAATCAGACAACGCCTGTTCTATTTAAATCAGGTAATACCGTTGCTGTTTCTGTGATGGATTACGACACTGCCAAGATTTCAAGTATCAACGTCGATCTGGCTAATGAAATTGTTTATAGAGAGTTAGTTGGTGGATCTACTGAAGTGCTTTTAACCAACAGAGCGCCAACAGGTGAAATCGTTATAGAGGCCCCAACAATTGCCCAAAAAGATTTCTTCACGATTGCTAATGACAACACAACAGGTCGCGTTTGCCTTCAACATGGAACGACAGCCGGCAATATTGTCACGGCGGTAATGCCTGTTTGTGACATTGGAAACCCAACTTACTCTGATGATTCGGGTATTCAGATGCTTTCAATACCCTATGTTCCAACTCCTACAGCAACAGGCAACGACGAGTTAGCTTTAGTCTTCCAGTAAATAATTGCTAAAAAGGTAAGCTAGGCTTAGATTAATACTTAGACATAGTAAATTTAATGGCTTTTACGTTAAAGACATCTGACAGTTATAAATGGCCTGTCTCTATTGATATTCCTGTTGATCATGGAAAGCATGAGCGCCGAACATTTGACGCTGAGTTTAAACGCATAACACAATCAAGAGTTAGGGAAATGGGCGAGATGATAGAGGCCGGTCAAATTACTGATGTTGAATTAGTCCAAGAAGTTTTAATTGGCTGGGATGGCATCAGCGACGAGGATTCAAACCCCGTTAAATTTTCTAATAATGCCCTAATTCAGTTATGCGAGATACCGATGGCGGCAACTGCTATTTCAAGAGTGTTCTTTGAAAGCATCGCAGGAGCAAAAAGAAAAAACTAATAGAGGCTGCCGAGTATTGGGTAGCCGGTGATAAAGACAATACGGAAGATTTAATGGGTGACGCTGCAATGATGGGCATCGCATTACCTGAACCGAAAAAGTCTCCAGATTTTGAAGTTTGGAAAGAGAATATTGATATTGTTAAATGTTTTCTATCAGTACAAAGTCAATGGAATACATCAGTAGGAGGGGTAACGGGTTTAAATTATGTAAGCGTATTAGCTATTATAGATATGTATAAATATGATGAACCAATTGCCGTGTTTGAAGGTCTTCAAGTTATGGAAGCGGCGGCTATGGCTCTTATGAATAAGGAGGGTAAATAATGCCAAGGGGTGTTCCTGGCTCTGGTGGTTCTAAATATGGAATTACCATTGCAGCCAATGTAAAAGGCACGCAGAACATTAAGCGTCTTGGCAACTCCATGCAGGGAGTCCAGGGCAGAGCCAAAAATCTTGCAGGATCACTAAAAGGATTAGTTGGCCCGCTATTAGCAATAGGTGGCGCGGCGGCTGTATTTGGAACACTAAGAAAAAGCTTTCAAGTATTAGCAGAAAGGGAAGCGGATTTTGCAACCTTAGCTAATGGATTGTCAAGGGTTAGCACTGATGCTCCTAAAGCAGCTAAAGCCCTAAGAGGTATGGCTGATGAATTAGGTTTCAAAACTTTATTCGACGAGAAAGCATTTCAAAAAGGTTTTTCATTATTAACGAGCTTTAAAAATATTGGTCTTGATTCTTATGGGCGGGTAGCAGAAACGGCGGCGGATTTAGCGCAGATTAACCAAGTTGATTTAAAAAGTTCTTTCTTACAATTAGCAAAAGCTTTAAGTGATCCGACAAGAGGATTAACGGCGTTAAGTCGTTCAGGTGTGATCTTCACAGAAGAACAACGGAACATGATTCTGGCTCTGCATGAGTCGGGGCAGGAAATGAAAGCGCAAGCTGAAATCCTGAGAATTGTTGAGGGTAGTTATAAGGGAGCAGCAAGAGCAGCGGCTACAGGTTTAGCGGGTGCGTTTGATACGTTAGGGCAAAAGGTAAGAGACTTTAATGAAGCATTTGGGGGAGCCGCCGAGCCATTTATGGAACCCTTAGTAAGGGCAACTACTGAGCTGTTTGATGTAGCTTCACTTGGCCTTGATGGAATAGCTGATGATATGGAGGTTTTTGCTAAGGAGGCACAAATAGCGCTAACACCTCTTTTCAATTTTATTTTAGAAAATTTAAGAAATATATTTACTTGGTTAGATGAGGTCTTTGCAACACAAAGGAATTTAGCAACCATTCAAGTCAAGACAGGCGATCAATTTAAAAAAGTAAGACAGGAATTAATGCTTGATGCAAAAGGACTTCAAAGCGGAAATCTGTTTACTGGCGGCTTAAATTATGGCGCTAATACCAAAGCTATTGATAGAGCTAAAGAAATGGCCGGTGTATATACGGAAGACGATTTCAAGGGGGTTTTATTTCCTAGAAAAGATCTTTTAGGACAGGCAAAGGATTTTAAACCGTTTTTGCAAAAAGCTATTAATGAAGTCTTCCAAGAAAATGTAGCAGCGTATGTGGAAAAAGAATTAGGGCTTAAATCAGTTAAACCAAAAATCAAAGACATTACGCTTTCATTAGAAGAACAAAAAGAGAAATTAAACGGATTAAAGACATCGGCTGATGGTGTTAAAGAAAGTTTCCGTGAAGCTTTTGGTAAAGACGTAAAAGGGAAACTAGAGGCCTTTTCTAATTCAATGAAAACTGTAGGTGAGTCGATGGGTGATATTTTCGTGAAATCAATTAAAGGCATGGAAGACGCTCTTGTCTCCTTTGTCACTTCGGGAAAACTGGATTTTAAATCTTTAGCAAATAGCATTATTGCGGATATGGCTCGGATAGCAATACAACAGGCCATCACAGCACCGTTAACTGGTTGGTTTAAGGGATTATTCAGTGCGAAAGGAAACGCTTTTTCAGGGGGCCAACATTTAACGGCTTATGCAAAAGGCGGCGTGATAGATAGCCCTCATTACAAATACATGGCAGACGGGGGCATTGCCGTTGCTGGTGAAGGGTCTGGGGCTGAGGCGATACTACCTTTAAAGCGTGGTAGGAATGGAATCTTAGGCGTAGAAGGTGGCGGTAATTCGACAAGTATTTCCGTTTCAGTTGATGCAACAGGTAGCAAAGTAGAAGGTGATGAGCCTAATGCTAGAGAATTAGGCAACCTAATAGCCGCTGCAATTCAATCTGAATTAATTAAGCAGAAACGAAATGGCGGCCTCTTAGCCCCTGCATAATTATGGCGACCTTCCCAAGCATTGAATCTGATTTCGGGATTGCTAAAAGCAGCAACCCACAGATCACTACAACGAGATTTCAAGACGGTTATGTTCAGAGAATTAAATGGGGCATGAATGTTGACCCTAAAACTTGGTCGCCTAGATGGAACAACATCACGGAAGCACAATCAGACACAATAGAAGTATTTTTACAAGCCAGAATTGACGATGGTGATTCTTTTGCTTGGACTCCGCCTAATGAGTCAGCGGCGGGGAGATATGTTTGTGAATCTTGGAATAAGACGATGAACTATGCAGGATTAGCAAATATCTCAGCAACCTTTTTAGAAGTATTTGAACCCTAATGGCAATACCTGTATCTGAGTTACAGAAAAGAAACCCAAGCAACATTATTGAGCTTTTTCAGCTTCAATTGTCAACGGCAATTCATGGCACGAATACAACTTATTATTTCCATAATGGGGTTTCTGAAGATGGTTACAGGAATATTATTTTTGACAATCAAGAGTACACAAGGATGCCGATTGAAAGTGATGGATATGAATACAATGGGCGGCAACTACCAAGACCAACTCTTCGCGTTTCAAATATTGCAGGAACAATCACAACCTTACTTTTGACATTGCCTCAGGGATTAGAGGGCGCGAAGGTGACGAGAATTAGAACTCTTGAAAGATATCTCGACGCTGCCAATTTCAGCGGGGGAGACATTTTATTAGAAAATAGTTCGAGTAATTTAATCGTGCAAGAAGATGATTCGCTTATCAATCAAGAGGAAGGGACTAACCCACATGGAACCCCAGATGCATCGGCAATATTCCCAAGCGAGGTTTATTTTATTTCTAGGAAAGTCACAGAGAACAGAGCGCTTGTTGAATTTGAATTAGCTGCAAGCTTCGACCTGGACGGCGTGCGAATACCTAAAAGGCAAGTCTTACCGGCTGATTTCCCTGGCATTGGTTCGTTCTATTCCTAATGTGGAAAGATGATGCTTTAAAACATGCAAAGGCAGAAGACCCAAGGGAGTCTTGCGGTTTGTTAGTTGTAGTAAAAGGGAAGAAGAAATATTGGCCTTGTGAAAATCTAGCTGTTAACCCGGAAGATCAATTTATTCTCAACCCTATCAATTGGGCGGATGCCGAAGACAAAGGCGGGGAAATTATTGCTGTTATCCATAGTCACCCAACAACAAGCCCTCAACCTTCGGAAGCGGATAAAGTCGCATGTGAAAAATCTGGACTTAAATGGTATATCGTTCAACCGAATCTCGAACAATGGGTTGAATATAAACCTTGCGGATTTAAAGCAAGCCTAATTGGGAGGTCGTGGGTATGGGGTGTTAATGATTGCTGGAGTTTATGCAGGGACTATTACCAGGAAGAATTAGGGATTGAGTTAGTGGATTGGGATAGGCCAAATGACCCTGATGATTTTATTAAAAGACCAATGTTTGATACTTGTTTTGAAGCTACAGGTTTCAGGGAATTAAAGCCGGAAGAGGATTTACAAAAAGGTGATTTACTATTACTAAGTATTGGCAGTACAGGTTTAAATCATATTGGTGTTTATTTAGGGGAACAAATACTTTTGCATCATTTACAAAATAGGCTTTCAAGTCGTGACTTATTAGACGAATGGCTACTAAAATGCATAGGTAGGAGGATTCGACATGTTGCGTAAAGTTCGATTGTATGGAGACTTAGCAAAGTTTGTTGGCGAGCGTGTGCTAGAAGCCGACGTTGCTAACGCTGCTCAAGCATTAAGGTTTCTTGTCGCTAATTGGCCTGAGTTAAAGAATTACATGGCAGATAGAAGGTATAAAGTTGTTGCTGATAATTGGGACATAGAAAAAGAAGAGTTGTTTTATCCAACAGGTCAAAGTGATATAAAAATCATTCCTGTTATTGGTGGAGCTGGTGGAAACTGGGGAAAGGTTATTTTAGGAGTTGCTTTAATTGGTATTGGCTTTGCAGTTGGTGGTGGTGTCTTTGGTGCTTCCTTGGCAAAAAATTTAGGTGCTATTAGTTTTGTTAAAGGCGTAGGTGCGGCGGTGGCGTTAAGTGGGGTAGCTGGGTTGCTAACTCCTGTGCCTCCTATACCAGAACTTGCACAAGACCCGCGCAATAATTCGTTTAGCTTTAGCGGGATTCAGAACACTTCAAGGGCTGGTGTTTGCGTTCCTGTCATTTTCGGGGAGGTCATAACCGGCTCTGTTGTCATATCGGCGGGTGTTGATACTCATCAGGTGGAAGCATGAGCATCGTCATTGGAGCTGGTAGCGCAACAGGCAAGGGCGGCGGTGGCGGTGGCGGAACTCCGACTGAAGCGAAAGATAATTTAGATTCAAAGCAATTTGCAAAAGTACTTGATCTCTTAGCCGAAGGTGAAATAGAGGGTTTAGTGGATGGGGCTAAATCTATTTATTTAAATAACACACCTTTGCAGGATTTTCATGGTGCTTACAATTTCAAAGATGTTACTTACGAGGTAAGAACAGGAACATCAAATCAAACAAGCATTCCAATTACTGTTAATACAGAAACTACAAAAACAACAGGACTAAGCACAATTGTCCAAGCAACTCCGGGCGTTGTTCAGATTACAGACAGTGAAGTAGATGCAGTAAAAGTTATTGTCTCTGTTCCACAGTTACAGGAGATTTCAGACAAGGGAGATATTTTTGGAACAGAGGTTGAAATTCAAATACAAGTTCAATATAGCGGCGGTTCTTATGCAACAAAAATTTCAGGAGCATCAGGCAAAATTACAGGGCGAACGGGTGATTTATATGCCCGTGAATATTTAGTCAATTTAGACGGCGCTTTCCCTGTCAATATAAAACTCATAAGAGTTACAGCCGATAGCGGAAGTTCAAAGCTAACAAATGCGATTCAGTGGAACAATTATGTAGAGATTAAATATGAGAATCGAACTTATCCGAATAGTGCTTTAGTTGGTATACGTGTAGACGCGGAGCAATTCACTAGCATTCCAACTAGGAAATACCGTATAAAGGGGCAGAAAGTCCAAATTCCGCATAACGCAACTGTCAGAGCTGATGGAAGCCTTTCTTATTCAGGAACATTTAACGGGACATTAGGGGCAGCGCAATATACAAATGATCCGGCTTGGTGTTTATATTCGCTTTTGACAAGTTCACGTTTTGGGCTTGGTGATCATTTAGAAGCATCAGAACTTGATAAGTTTTCTTTTTATTCGGCTAGTCAATATTGCGGCACTCAAGTTGATGATGGAACAGGAACAGGTTCAACAGAACCACGTTTTGCAATATCGGCAAATTTACAAAATCAACAAGAAGCTTATAGCGTCGTCAATCAAATGTGCTCTGTATTTAGAGCTATGCCTTATTGGGCAGCGGGATCTTTAGAAATTACGCAAGATAGCCCAGCCGATGCGAGCTATTTATTTACTCTTGCTAATGTTTTACCCCCTGGGTTCGTTTATTCGAATACAAGCCAAAGGACAAGGCCAACCGTTGTTGTTGTTAAATATTTAGATCTGGAATTGATGGATGTAAATTACGAAGAAGTTATTGATAGTGCAAACCTGGCAAGATATGGCCGAGTAGTTAAAAACATTGATGCTTTTGGGACAACTTCAAGGGGCCAGGCTAATCGTCTTGGTAAATGGCTTTTATATGAAGAAAACTTAGAAAAGGAACTGGTCAATTTTACAACTTCGGTTTCAGCCGGTGTAATCGTTAGACCTGGGCAAGTTATAGAAATAGCTGATGAGATGAAAAGCGGAACCCGTCGCGGTGGTTTAACCAAAAGCGGTGCAACAACAACCGCCGTTCCTGTTGATGATATTACGGGCATTAGTTATACAGTGAGCGCCTCTTTATCTGTTGTCTTGCCTGATGGGTCAGTTGAGAAGAAAACAGTCAGCGGTATTTCTTCCAATACGATTTCTGTTGTGGGTAATGCTTTTAGTGCAGCGCCTAATGAAAATAGTATGTGGGTATATGAAACAACTGATATCGAGTCTTCCCAATGGCGTGTTTTAACTGTTGACGAACAAGACAGAGCAACTTATTCAATAACAGCTAATGAACATCACTCTGGTAAATATGCACATATAGAATCAAATATTGCTTTAGTTAAAAGAGACATAACTAATTTGGATGTTCCCCCTCCAAGCCCATCAGGTCTAATAGCTACAGAAACAATTTATGAAAATACAGGAATTGCCAGAGTAAAAATTATACTTAGTTGGACGAGCGACAATGATAATGCTTATGTTCGTTGGAGATATGAAAACGGTAACTGGGTAGGCAGGGCAATAGAAGGATCAAAGACCTATGAAATATTAGACACTGTTGATGGAAATTATAGGATTGAAGTTTATAACGTTAGCGCGTCTGGTTTAAGGTCAACTCTGCCAGCACAGTTAAGTCCTTTTGTAGCAGAAGGAAAAACAGCTTTACCCCAGCAAGTCACGGGCGTAAGTCTTTTACCTATAGATGAAGCGAGCGCAATTCTTAGCTGGAACAGAGCTACGGAGCTTGATGTTTTACTGGGTGGCAAAACGCTAATAAGATTTGCACAGGTATCAACCGGGGCTACTTGGCAGAACTCGCAAGAAATCGGGATTGTTGCCACAGGATCACAGACACAGAAGCAAGTCCCTTTAATTGACACAGGTTCTTATCTTTTGAAATTTGAAGATGATGGAGGTCGTCGATCAGGCACGCCGGGTAGTAGTGATTCAGATTGGAATGATTCAAGGGTGACGATTGATTACCCAGCTCCATCAGAAAGGTTATTACTTCAAACAATTGATGAACATACAGCCAACTTCGCAGGGACAGATTCTAATACTGAATTTGATGCAAGCCTGGACGCTTTAAAATTAACCGTAACTGATAACGCTACGGCGGCATCGGGTGAATATACCTTTGCCAATGCTGTTAACTTGACTCAATCTTATTCTGTTAATGTTCGCAGGAATTTAAAAGCATCAGGATTTTTCTTAAATAGTTTATGGGATGCAAGAACAGACTTAATCGACTCCTGGGGGCTAATTGATTCAATAGGTTCTGACCAGGCCGATAAAGTTAATTGCAACGTATATCTAAGAACAAGCCTTGACAATTCAACATGGACAACATGGAGAGAATTTACGAATGTTTTAGTTAAAGCAAGGCATATACAATTCAAGGCGAAACTAACCTGTTCCGATACGAACCAAAATATTCAGGTTACAGAACTAGGAGCCGTATTAGAATTACAAGGAAGAACGGAGTCTATTTCGACTCCAGTCACAACAGGATCATCAGCTTACACAGTGACATTTATCAAAGCCTTTAAAAACACTCCTTCTGTCGTCATTACGCCGACATCGCAGCAAACGGGTGATTTCTATGAATTGGCAAGCATCACAAGAACAGGTTTTCAAGTAACCTTTAAAAATGGTAGTGCTGCCGTTGCTCGTCCATTTGTATGGGCTGCGTCAGGTTTCGGTAAGGAGGTTACTTAAATGAGCAATACTCACGATTACTCGCTCGGGAATGCAAACGGCCTGAATTTTAGAAATGACATTAATAGCGTTCTAGCAGATATTCAATCGACCAATTCAGGTTCCTCAAGTCCTTCAACTACTGTTGCTGGTAAATTATGGATTGATACGACTAACAATTTAATTAAGCTCAGAAATAATAGTAATAATGCTTGGATTACAATCGGCTCAAGCAATACAGCAAATCTAGGTTTAGCTTCTACTGCCTCCCCTTCTTTTAGCGGAACTCTCACATCAGCCGGGGATATTGTTTGCACAGGTACAGGATCATTACAATTACCAGCCGGAACAACAGCGCAGAGGCCAACGGGTGCAACTGGCGACCTGCGATTTAATAGCACAATAAGTAAGGTAGAAACTTATACAGGCTCTACATGGGAAAGCGTCGGTGGGGTTCCCGCTGGGTCTGTTGTATCTTTTGCTCATACAACTCCTCCTAGTGGTTGGCTTGAATGTAATGGGGAGGCAATTAGCCGTTCAAATTTTGCAACACTCTTTGCGGCGATTGCTACAACCTGGGGGGCGGGTGATGGATCAAGTACTTTCGCCCTCCCAGATTTAAGGGGTGAGTTTGTTCGCGGTTGGGATCATTCGAAAGGTACAGATAGCGGAAGAAATATGAACGCAACTGTTCAAACCGATCAAAATAAATCACATAATCACTCTGCTAGCATTTCTGACCCAGGGCATACACATCAAGGTAGAGGCTTGACTTTGAACAATATCTTTGGTGGTGTTGCTGTAACGCTTGGTTCTGGTCAGAGTTACACAGTTGGTTATAGAAACGATAATGTGAACTTTAGTAATGCAAATACATCGAACACTACGGGCATTTCCCTATCTGGTGGAGTTACTGATAATCAAGGCGGTACTGAAGTTAGAGTTAGAAATATTGCCATGATGTACATAATCAAGTATTAGTTATGGCAAACAGGAAGATCAGTGAATTTACAGCGCTAACGGCTCCGGCGGCGTCTGATGTCCTTGCGATTATTGATCAAAGTGAATCAGGGGCAGATAAGAATAAAAAGATTACTTTCGAGGATCTTCTTACTAATGCACCGGCTGGGACTCAAAGTGCTCCGAGCTTTAGTTTCATTGGGGATAATGACACAGGTCTGGCTCAAAGTGGAGACAACGGCTTATTACTGACAACAGGTGGAACAGCACGTTTAACAATAAATTCGGCTGGCCTTGTCACCATTCCGGGCGACTTAACTGTTAGCGGTACTACTACCACTATTGACACAACAACTCTTACGATAAAAGACAAAAATATCGAAGTTGCAAAGGGGCTAGGTAATGATGCCGCTGTTAATGGGGCAGGTATAACGATTGATTCTACTGACGGGGATAAAACATTCAATTGGGTTGATTCCACTGATGCCTGGACAAGTTCAGAACATATAGATCTTGCATCAGGAAAAGTTTTAAAAGTTGCTGGCACGCAAGTTCTTTCTGCTACTCAATACACAGGAAACGCTGCAACCTCAACAAGCGCTGCAACTTTAACAACAGCTCGCGCAATTAATGGCGTTAACTTTGACGGGTCAGCGGCAATTACAGTTACAGCAGCGGCGGGCACTCTTACAGGTACAACTTTAAAAAGTACCGTTGTTACTTCAAGCTTGACCTCAGTTGGAACTCTTACTTCTTTAGCTTCAGGAGCAATAACAACTACAGATAATCTTTCTATTGATAACGCAAAAGAGCTGCGTTTATATGAGGCGGATTCAAACGGCGCGGCCTACGTTGGGATTAAATCTCCAGACGATAAGGGATCAGAAGCTAGTTATACAGTTTCATTACCAGCGGCGGCCCCAACTGCAAATCAAATATTAAAGGCTAATGCTTCTACTCCTACGACTTTGGAATGGGCAACTGATACAGCCACAGACTCAAGTAAAATGCCCTTGGCAGGAGGATCTTTTAGCGGTTCTGTAATTCATAACTATACCGATGCAATTAAGGTTCCTGTAGGTACAACAGGCCAACGGCCCACAGGTGCGGCGGGTCACTTTAGATATAACTCAACCACTGGAAAGTTTGAAGGGTACACGGATGAATGGGGAGAAATTGCAGGTGGTGGTGGAGGTGACGCAGGTCTATTACAGATGGCGCAAACTGTTGCAACATCAATTACTTTAACCACTAACTACAATGCCTTTAGTGTTCAGCCAACAATTGCAAGTGGCGTAACGGTTACTGTGCCAGCGGGTGCGGTATGGGCTGTCATTTAATTAAAGACACTATGCCATCGCATGAATATCAATTAAACTGAAATCATGGCTACTAAAATTTCTGGGACAAATACAGCGGCAAATCCGGGTATAACTGGAGACGACACAGACACAGGTTTATTTTATGGGACTAATGAGATCGGGTTTAGTACTGGTGGAACCTCAAGACTGACACTTGATAGTGATGCATTAACAGTTAGTGGTGAATTAGTAATCAATCATGATGATTGGAATACAATACGAGCATTAAATACAAAAGATGATATCTATGGTGCTTATCTTGTTTTAGCAAAGAAATCATCATCTCCCGCTGATAACGATCAAGTAGGAGTAGTCAATTTCAGAGGTGATAATGATGCAGGAGAAGAACTTACATATGGCACAATAATAGGTAAAAGTATAGATGTTACTGATGGTACAGAAGATGGTCAACTTGAGTTCTATACTGTTGGAAATGGTACTTATGCAGAAAGACTCCGCATCACAAGTGATGGAAAAGTTGGTCTTAATGAAGATACTCCTCTTGCTGATTTGCATATAATTACTGTTGGAAGCAGTGGGCAGAATGGATCTCTACAATTAGGAGGAAGTGGCGCAACACTAGGATTAAAACTTGAATATGATCAAAGCGGTAATACTGTTTCAAAAATTACTGCAAACCCAACATATACAAATTCTTCTTCCCAATTAAAAATTTGTGTTGATGGAGATAATAACGCTGACCAATTAGTATTAACAGGAGACGGGAATGTAAAAATAGGTGATGGCAACCTAGTAATAGGAACCGCTGGTCACGGTATTGACTTTAGTGCTCAGAGTACTCACGCTGCTACAGGTGCGACTACAACTGCAGAGCTTTTGGATCATTATGAGGTTGGCACATGGACACCAACTGTTGATGGTTCAGGACATAGTTATAGTCAACAACACGGTGACTATACAAGAATTGGCAACGTAGTAACTGGTAGTTTCTACATGACTGTATCTACTTACGGATCGGCTGGAGGTCGAGCAGGTAGTCTTCGTGGGCTGCCCTATACTTCTGCTTCAATTACGGCAGGTGGAAACCCTGTATGGTGGCAGAATCTAAATACTAATTATGTTTTCCTTAATTTTTACACGTACAACTCTGCATACTTTGATTTCTATGGAATGACCTCTGCAAGTGATGACGCTACTTGGGTCAATCCCTGGCAAACAAGCACAAGTATTCAAGGTGTTTTTCAATATAATGTAGCTTAATTAGACCGTAGCTAAGTCTCTAAACTAAGTTTCATTTAAACCTGTTTAGTTCAATCGAACTCTCCTAAAAATGGCTACCTTAACCGAAGAAAAAATGAACGACAAATTGGAGGTAGTCAATAGATTCAACCTTCAGATTAGGGAGGCGACCATTATTAAGCGTGACGGGGTAGAGATTTCAAGAACTTTTCATAGGAAAGTATTAACACCTGGAACACTAGACGATTCTGACAATCTTATAGAGACAGACTTATCAGGCGAGGACGCTGATGTTAAAGCCGTTGCAGAAGCAGCTTGGGGAGTTGGAACAGTAAAGGCAGACTACAAAGCTTTTCTTATAGCTAACAAAACAGCTACACCATAATGTCAAAGCTCAAATTACAAGCAACAGACGGTTCGGCTGGAACTGTATCTCTAAAAGCACCCGCATCAACAACGGGTAACGCTGAATTTGAGCTAACCCTCCCTGGGAATGCGGGGAGTAATGGGCAGCTTTTATCCACGAATGGATCGGGTGTCTTAAGTTGGTCAGATGATAACTCTGGTGTTTCGCTTAGTGGCTCGACGAATAATACTATTGCAACTGTAAGCGGAGCTAATGCGCTCGTCGGTGAGGCAAATCTTACCTATGATGGAACAGATTTAAAGCTAACTACAGACGCTAATGGCGAAGGAATAGTAATGTATTCCAGTGGTTCTACTTTCTCTAAATTATCTGGTGACGCTAATAGAGCAAGTGAGAATCAAAGTTGTTTATATATTCAAGCAAACTGGAACGGAACAGCGGTTGGTGCGATAGATTTCGTTGCTGGTCCAGATACAACAAATAAAGATGATGGGCACATAAAATTCCAAACGGCAACATCTGGAAGCACTATTACAGAAAGGATGCGTATCGATTCTGAGGGGAGAATTGATTTAGGTGGTCAAACTAACAGTTCAACTGGTATAGGAGTTTTAAGAACAAAACACCATACAACCTCAAATAATCCAGTAAATGTCATTGGATGTGTTTCAGGTAGTGGCTATAACAACGTTCAAATTGGTGGTAATGATACAAGTTTTGCTGGCACTGCATCAACTGCCGTTAGATTTTATACAGCAGCAAACGCTACAACAGCAAATGGGACATATAGAGGACAATGGGATGGTAGCGGAAACCTTTCTATAGATGATGGCAACCTAATAGTTGCCTCTGGTCATGGTATTGACTTTAGTGCTCATGCTAATGACGGAGGTATGACAAGTGAACTGTTTGACGATTATGAAGAAGGCGGATTCACTCCAGGCAGTACAAATGCAGACTTTTCAACTAAAACTGGATGGTATACGAAAGTTGGTAGATTAGTTCATGTTCAACTAAAAGTAGAAGGCGGTAGTAATTTTAATGGTAGTAATGCTGTCTATATTACTGGATTACCTTATACTAATGCAGCGAGCAAAGATGTTGTTGGAAGTGCTTTGTACTATAAAATCAGCTTTGCATCTGGTTATACTGATCTTGTAGCACCTTATATCGCAGGTGGTGGTACTAGCATATATTTCATGAGAATGAATAGTGGTAGCGGTAGTGGTAACTATCTTCTTGCAGATGCCTTTCACACTAATGCATCCATTGATGTTAATATCACATACTTTGCAGCTACATAATTAGACCGTAGCTACGTCTCTAAACTAAGTATTACCAACGCTTGAATTATGGCAGATCTAAAACTAATTGCTGATTCTGGTGGTGGAACGGTATCCCTAAAAGCACCTGCTACTACAACAAGTAATGCAGCGGTAACGTTAAAGCTCCCTGTGGCTGATGGGAGTGCGAACCAACTATTAAAAACTGATGGCTCTGGTCAGTTGGGATGGGCAACAGATGGCACGACTGACAGTACTAAAATGCCTCTCGCAGGTGGAACGTTTAGTGGGGATACTCTATATAACGATTCTGTAAAAGCTAAATTTGGGACATCATCAGATCTTCAACTACATCATACAAGTAATGTTAATTATGTAGATAATGCTGGCACTACTAATTTAGAAATTAGATCTAATGGTGGTTCTGAATATATGGCTAGTTTTAAAGCTGATTCCTCAGTAGATCTCTATTATAACAGCTCAAAGAAATTTGAGACAGAGCCAAAAGGTATAATAGTTAATGGTGGTGGATCTGGTGAAGGTTTAGTTCAAATTATAGGAGCTAATAGTTCTTCTTCCACTATTGAATTTGGTGATACAGATGACGATGATGTTGCTCAGATTTGGTATGACCATTACGGCAAAAATCTATATTTTAGGACATCGGAAGATGCTGGTATGAGTTGGCATGTTAATGGATCTGAACGTTTAAGACTTAATTCAGCTGGATGGTTAAAAGCTTGGGGAACATCTTCAACTATTATTGGTTCTGCTAATAACTACCATGAGCTTAATGCTGACACAGCTCATAATCTTACTTTAGGTTTAAGACATAAATCCTCTCAAGGGTATGGTATACAAACTCAATTAGCTCATAGTGGTTCTGGACATTACCATTACTTAGCCTATGATTACGTTAATGATGTTATACGCTGTGTCATTCGTGGAGATGGTGACTTAGAAAATTCCAATAATAGTTATGGACAGTATTCAGATATTAAACTTAAAGAAAATGTTGTTGATGCTAACTCTCAATGGGATGATATTAAAGCTCTAAGAGTTAGGAATTTCAATTTCAAAGCATCTACTGGACAAAGTACACATAAACAACTCGGATTAGTAGCTCAAGAAACTGAATTAGTTTGTCCTAATCTTGTAAAGGAAATGCCAGATTTAGAATATGATAATGAAAATAAAGATTTAGGAACAACAACTAAAGCTATTAAATATTCTGTGCTTTATATGAAAGCTATTAAAGCTCTTCAAGAAGCAATGGCAAAGATAGAAACCTTAGAAACAAAAGTAGCTGCTTTAGGTGGCTAGGTCATAGCCTAGGGCTATACTTACGCTATGTCTAAATAGTCCTAATGTCTTCTGTAATTGATGCCAAAATTGCTACATGCGAAGCGACTCTTGTCGAAAAGAAAGAGTATCTAGGTCAGGTGCAAAATGCTGAAAGGGTAACGACCCAAGATATTATTGGGCTTCAAGCTGCTATTCAAGTCCTAAAAGATACACAGGCAGAAATGCTTTCTAGCGCTGGCCAAGCTGCTGAAACTGCTGAATGTGAACTTGCCCAATAAGGTATAAGGGCGTCAGGCTAGCAGCCAAGGCAAGGATCATAATCAAGGCCGGGGTTAAAGCTCTTAGAAACGCATCGCGCCAAATATTGTCATACATGCTTTTTATTGTCTTTACGTTTATTATGGCGACGTATTGATATTAAATCATGGTAAGAAAAATTCTTGACGGATTGGCCGCCGCTAGTTTCGTCTTAATTCTAGGAACTCTAGGCTCTGCTTTTTTCGGGTACAAGTACATCACGAGCGAACAAGGTAAGGCTCAAATCAAAAACGCAATTATGAGTGATTTGCCTGGTGCTATTGGTGATCAATTACCAAAGGTCACAGGGCCAGCCTTGCCGTTTAAATAAAACTGTTTGGATAAGCGTAAGACTGAGGAAGAGAAGAAAGAAGAGGCAAAGCAAAAAGCTAAAACCGAATGGCTAGAAGCGCAGTTAATTAACGAACAAAAGAAAAAAAATGAGCGAAATTCAGATCCCAGAAGTTCCAGAGATTAACGTTCCTGAGATCTTAGAAATACCGGCGGCTATTGTTGTTCCACCTGCTATAAATTTGCAGCAAG